ATCTCGTCTAGTATCAATTCAAGAATATGCTCTGTTGGGTTTGTGGTCCATGCTTTGATTAGCTCTTTGATAGTCATTTGTTACTCCTGTTTAATAGTGGGTTTATTTGTGTAGTTGTTCAATTAGTTTAAGATGTGGGTTTTTGTTCCATTGTCGCCAATCTTCAAGGCTGTATAGTACGCAACCATCAAACATAATTAATTCAATTCGTTTTACTGTTTTATTGCCTCTTTTTACTTGTATGTATTGCGCTTTTTTCATTATTGTTTTTAATCCGCCTTGCCAGCCTTTGAACGGGTGAGATGCTTCTTTTTGTATTGTTTCAAATCCACGAATTGTTAAAGTATATTTATATTTCATCTGTTACTCCTGTTTAGTGTTAACACTGTGTTAACATGAGTTATTGTATCATGTATGTTTTAATGTGCAACATTTATTTTCATAATGTGTGCAATTTTGCAGCAAAAAACCTTTATCTTTACTTTTTACTTTTTTAATTGAGAGATAAGAGAAAATAGGTGCAAATCTGCACAAGGCACAAAAAAAACGCTGATACCCGAGGATAACAGCGTGCACACCTTGCAAATATGCCCTGCACACAGTGCACAGAATCTATTTGAACAATTTTAATTGCTCTCCAAAAAATATTTTGTTGTAACAGCAATTTTTGCCATCATCTTGGCATTGGGGCAGGGATTTATCTGTGCCTGTTTTGTAGTGTATTTTGCAAACCCATGCGTATATCTTCATAGCTTTTTCACCCAACATGTAATTTGATCTGTGCCAAATCGTTTGCGCACCTTTTTGAAACCTAGCTCGGTCAACAACATTTCTATTGTGGTTCTATCCGATGGTCTTGCTCTGCTTGTATCTAATCCCAACGCATCATATAGGCATGCAAAATCACGTATAACAAAATAGTAATCATTGCCTGCTCTGCGTTTGTGTACGACTATATTATCCTCGTTGTCAATGTAATTTTTTATCCGAGATAGCCATGGATGCACGGCCATGAATAAATCACGGTCGGCAATGCGCGCCTTTTCCTCTTCATCATCTAGCCACCATATACAATTCTTGTAACCGGGTATGTGATTGTTAATCGCTTCTCTTGCTGTGTACGCCTTGCCCTCATGTGTAATTGTTTGCTCTAAAATATCCTTTGCTTCTAGCCACAGCTGCACGGATATTTTTTTGATTGCCAAAATATCAATTTTTTCGCCTGTAGTAAATGTCTCGCCAACAACTACAGGCCACCACCTTCTTGAGCCGGTGCTATCTCGTAGTATGTTTAGCTTGTTTGTTGTGGCAACAAATACGCATTTCCTTGGTATGGTCCGTGCATACTTTTCCCATTTCATCACTATTTGATCCTCGCTGGCAGAGTAAAAAGCTTTTTCCATCTCCGCGTCTTTTGCTCGTTTGGCTAGCTCTGCAATCTCATATATTTGTTTACCTTGTATCATCAGGATGCTATCTTTTTGCCCTACATCAAAAGGAGTGTTGCCAAAGTATTGCGGTTTTAAACAAAGCGCTTTCAAGGTAAAACCCTTCCCTATGCCTTGCTCGCCACTATACAGACAAAGCACAGTATGGACGTCTATGGGTGTGTTATCGCTTGCCCACAATAATCTAGCCATGGACGACAAGAAAAACTTTCTTGAGTACGCGCGTATCAGCTTAGTGCGCGCGTTGTTTTCTCGGTCCATTTGTGCCCGCTTCTTGATGCACTGCTCTGCGTGTATCTCCTGTGCTGTGTGATAGGTTAGGGCAACTCCTAGATGCTTGTAAAGAAAGTCATCTATCCTCTTTGTTCTGTCCCATTCTTTGCCATTAAGCATTGCTAAAATACTATTGTACTCGTTATCAACTGCTATTTTTTGCAATATATCCATGATTATTTCTTTGCGATAATTCACACAGTATGTGCCAGCAATCCAGAGGCAAACGTCAAATACAAAATCATTTTGCACTTTTTTGCCGTCGATGTGTATTGCATTGTCAAAGTTACACCAGCGTATGCGACCTGCGTATTTTGGATGTTTTGCAATAAGCATATATCCATTAAAAAATGACGCCTTAAACGTTTTAAACGCGTTTGTGCCGATTACTTGGTCTTTTGTTGGTATGCCAAAATGCCGAGGATCGATAACGTCTTCTTTTGCCATTTGTGCCTGCTTCAATAATTCTAAATCCCCCATCATAAACCCCTATATCAAACCATTGTAAGCAGCAAGCGAGTAGACGCTAAACTTTGTGTAGTCACCAGGCGTGCCGCATGTTTCCATGTGCGCACAGTATGCCCTGTGACTGTTGTTCATTGGATTTAGATAAAAAAATGTAGCATCCGACCTGCCACACACAGGGCAATCAAAATCTTCGCATTTGTCACCGCTGACCGTGCCTATAATCTCGGCAAGATGTCTTCGATAATTCTCATTGGTTGCATATTCAATTTGAAGCTCTCTTTTGAGTTCCCAGTAATATGTTTTGCGCGTTTTATTTTTATTCTTAAATTTTTCTTTTGCCTCACATATCCGTTTGAATTCTGCCTCTCTGTCTTGCTGTTGTCTAATTATGTGGTCGTATATCAAATCAAAGTTTTCTCCCTCTTGGTAATCAAATCGCGCATTTTTTCGCTCTGCCATTGGGCAAGACGGTGCGTAATACATGCGCGAGG